GACAAAGGCCAACTTCTCTCGGAGATGGATACACTCATCGGTGATAAGAAGGCGCTGGGCCAACGAGTAAGCGAACTCATGGTTGCCTACCTCCGCATCATCGAAAAAGATAAGGCGGCGATTAACTTCAATCTGGCGAATATTAAGGAGAAACTCACCCGAGTGAAAGATAAAGAGAAAGATGGGGTTGTCGAGAGAATCGGCGCGATGTCTGTGGGCGAGAGACAGCTCGAAAATATGATGAAGACGCACAAGATGGGCATTTGGAGCCGCGGAACATCGCAGACAGGTGTCGTTATCTACGACCAGGACTATTATGATGAAGAACGCGAAGAGATGGAGAAGATTGCGCAGAAAGAGCGACAACTTGGCCGACGCGACTATGTGACAGATATGAACCGAGAGATTTATGTAATGGATGCGCTGGAAGCCGATCGCGTCGCGGCGGAAATTGAGGCACATGAACTGGATATGACGACAGGTATTCCGGAAGACGATGATGCGGGAGATGACGATTATGCGTATATTCATCGTCATGACGACGAAGGCGAACCCTATGAAGGCGTGGGAGGAGGAGGCGCCGCCGCCGCCGCCGACTGGGACTGAACAAATGACCGTTCATGATACAAAAAAAGTATTTGAATAATATAAAGAACCGAACGCAGCTGACGATGTTGAATCAAAAGACGGTGATTTATATTATTCTCTCGGCAATCCTACTTTACTTGTATTACAAACGAGGCGGCATCGCGTTATTTGTGGCGTTTGTGGTGGTGGTCGCGGGGACGCTTTTCGCGGGGGCGGGGGCGAATGCGAGAGAAGGGTTGAGCCTCGATGGCGGCGGCGGCAAAGGAGATAAAGAATGCGCGAAGATGGGCTTCAAAGCGCCGAAGATTGACAAGAAGGATATCACCAGCAGTTTAAAAAAAGTGGTCGAGAATATTAAACCCGTTGCGAATAAGTATTGGAAGCGAACCGCTGAAGGTAGAAAACCGGATAACAAAGAAGATGAAGATGAAAATTTTGAGAAAAGTTACAAGGCGCTGGAGGATGGGGCAAAACCATTTTTTAAAAGAATTGAAAAAAATAAAGATTTAATGGATAAATATAGCGGTCTCGTGAAAATTTATATATCAGCATTAAACCCGTACATTCAATTACTCGATGAAAAATTGGAAACTGACAAAAAGGATAAAATTGTCAACGAATATATCATTTCAAAATTAGATGAAATTATTCACAATACGAAACCGGCATTAGAATTCATAGATTTATTCAAAAAATCAGATGAATTCAAAGAATTGGATAAGGACGCGAAAAAAATAGCGAATTACATGGCTTGTCTTTTTAAACATTGGGTTTCTATATTTAAAGCGATTCAAAAAGCAAAAGGAAGCGGAACCGGTGACGGCGCAGGCGACACGGGCGAGGACGACGCGGGCGAGGACGACGAGGGCGAAGACGAGAAACCGAAAAAGAAGAAAAAGAAATCGACAAAAAAGAAGTCGAAGAAAAAAGACGAAGATGACGAGGATGAAGAGTAAATCCGAGTAATAATAATAATAACATTATAAATGTTATAATAACATAGAATGTTATATTGTAATATACTAGTAGGCTGGCTATTACAATACAAAAAAAACATGAACGCAATCAAAAACCTCATCCGAAATAATTTAGCAGGTTCTGCGATTTTGTTATATGTCATCGTGTTTATGCTGGTTCAATACATGAATCCCGCATTTATTTATAATGAAGATGGAAGCCTTCGAGAGTTCGGTATAGGCTATTCGAGTAAAACGGTGCTTCCGATTTGGTTGGTGGCAATCGTGCTTGGAATTCTCTCCTATGTCGCGATGTATTATATATCACGACCGGCCACACGGGTCTTCTAGCGGAGCGTAGCGGAGCCGAGCGACCGAGCGGCCTACTATGCCGTCACTGTCATCACCTTATTCTTCTCCGCATCCGCCTTCTTCTTCGCATCTTCCTGTTTCTCTTTAAGCACCTGAGCACGTATCTTCTGCTGTTCGGGTGTAAATGAACAACCCATATTCAGTATATAATTATAACTGATACTTACGACCAACAAACCGCATAATACCAACCAAATAAACTCTCCGACGATGGATTTCATGATTAAGAATGTCCGGATTTTTTCCAAGTCTTCGATTTTGGCCGACGGGCGAATCAGCCGCGATTCTTTGAAACTGTCCCAGAACCTGTCTAGGTTATCGAGGTTGAGTTCGTTAAGAAGAATCGACTGGTCAGTATAAATTTGCTCTAAAGCCCGCCCGATATCACGCTTGTTCTTTATTTCATCCGCAGGTATATCGGCACTGTTTTGAAGACTGCCCGAGCTATCGCTGCCGGCTCCTCCACCAGACATAACTGATGGGTTTTTCTGTGATTCCGGTGCTAAATCAAACTGCGGGGTCAATATGTTATTGAATACATCCTTTAAGTCCGTCGCAGCAGAAACAAAGATATACCCGAATGTATTACTAAATGGCGAGAGCCACCCCGGAAATACCACCAACGCAGCCTTTAAGACACCCAATACTAAGAACCACGGTAATACAGTCGCGATTAACGCGGTTTTCTCTTGGTCGAACCCACATATGTCCTTCGACATCGCCAAATTAATGAAATATTCGCCCGTAATGAGAACGAGAAAAAAGAGGAATGTAATCCCGCCGCTGAGCACGCCTTTTTTGGTATGTTTATAATACGAATAAGCCCCAAATACGGCCAAAAAAAAGAAAATTGCGACAGATGAACTTAATTCCGCCATTACGGTTCGCCTTGTTCGTGTTACAATATACCGGTATTATTTATTGCGTATTGAACCGATACGTCAGAAGATCATGCGTTTTTATAAATTCATTATTATTTCATAGTATACTAGTAATGAATGATAACGCGCCAGCTCCCACCCTAATCGAACCGGGTGTTCGTTATTTTTTGAGTAAATCTCTCGAACAATGTCATAAAGTTAAAGAATATTATCATACACAACACTTTAATTTCGTTGTGGGTGTCGTATTTTTCATATGTTTAGGCGTGTTTTTGTATATCCGATATAAAGGCAAACCAACACCTGAGGAGATGGAAGCAAAACAACGACAGCAACAGGAATATATTCTCTCGAAGTTGAAGATGGTGAATGCGACACATTATGCGCAAAGTAAAGGGATACCGATGGATGCGCGAATACATCCGGCGGGGAATGGAATGGGGATGCTGACGAACTTACCGCTTTGGAAGAGTCCGGATGAAGAGTATTGGACACGTAGCTACACGTAGCGGCATAAATAGATTTATCTATGCTAAATGTAGAAGTGTAGAATGACGACGACGACGCCATCAGTGTATCAAGACCTACACGCGGCAATCCAAGAACGAACACAGTATGGCGGAATGGCCGCATCTCGTATTGCGGAACAAAAACGCGCACAAGACACGCGCGACAACCTGAAGAAAGCAACTCGCGTCCTTCTCGAAGTCACAAAAAAACAAGAAGACGCACTAAAAAAACATCTTCAACGCGCGGCTGATCCCAACGAGTTCCGCGGTATGATTTATCCATACCAACTTATCCCAGAAGAAGAGCGCACGCGGATCAACGACGCAATACACGGGTATTATTCGTTGAAAGAGAAATACAATACCGCGCTTGAAAAACGCCGTCAGCGTCTAATAAACGATCCTGTCATCAACTGGAAATCGCTCTCGGCACAACAAAAAGCCCGCCGCCTCGCACTCATTAAACCATCGTGTATTGTGTGTAAGCAAGAGGGAGGGTCGATATTTACCGAGACCGATGGTAAACTTAAGGCGATCTGCGGGAATATCTCTCAACCATGTGGGTTTCATATTGAAGTCGCCCGCGGCAAATACATAAGTTTAGAAACGTTGATGAACGAATCTCTCGAAGAAGTTCGCGCAACGAAGGACGAAATCATCCGCATGAAACTCGACCTCTTATTCCAGTTTATTAGCGAGGATGAACTTTTAGACCAATTTGATGCGGTTCAACATAAGTTACAGGAACAGATGAAGATGTATTCAGAATTTCGCACGTATTATCTGAGTGTAACAGATAATGATGATCGGCGTAAAGATACGGAAACACATAGTCGCGTAATTTCCGAGAAGATCGCCCTGATTAAGGAATATATGACGGAGTTCAAGGAATCAGAATGGAAGAATCGAAGTATTATCGACGATATTCTTGTCCTTTATCAACAAGATATTGAGCCTGCGTTTATGAAGTTGCGAGAGACGAAGTATATTTATTCTCAAGTAGAAACAACCGAAAACGCGGATGGTGCGCTCGTTCAAATGTATAATGACGGAGAATTTAATCTGTCGCAGAAGCGGTATAGTTACAACGAGCTTTATATGCCGGTGATTATGCCGAAGTGGATTGCGGATAACCGGATTGTGAGTAAGCCGGTAGGTCCGATAGGACCGGTGGCGGGGGTGCCGAGGTAAGTTTTTTTGTAGTTATATTATAAATACAATACATGACGAGTATACAAGCTTTTTTTCCGAAAGAAGAACGAATATACAATATAAACCGTATTTTCGATTTTGAAGGGCGTAACGTTAAATGGGAAAGTAAAAAAGGACAAAACTTAACAATAGACGATTTTAATAATGTATTACGGTCATCAATTTTAGAACTAGAACTAGCTAGCGGTCAAGAAATACCAAATGTTGGAACCATGGGAACCATGGAAATCATGAAAGAATATAAACACTTCCTTTTGAGGAGTGATTCAAAAATGTTCGTTGACAAAAATAATTACAGTATTGATTATAATACAGATGAAAATAGTGCTACATTTACAATAATGCCAAATCCAGAACCAGATCCAAAAAAGCCAGGCAAAAACTATAACATATACGGAATACTTGATAGTTCCAAAGGTAAAAAACCTAATCGTGGCGGTCGCCCCCGTAGTCGCGCCACATTTAGACAACAAAGAGTAAAACGCGCCGCTGCGAAGTCTCGCCGTCGCACCCGCCGCGTATAATTATCGTAGTATAATATAATACAATATAACTAACGACAACGAAAGAATGTTCAATTTATTTAAATTTATTTCTCTTCCTATTTTCATCGTAAGTCTAGCGGTTGGACTTTTTTACGTTTATATCTCGGTTCCGAACCCGAAGATTATTTATGTTTACCCGACTCCCGACAATATCCGCAATTTTCAATTTAAAGACAACGCCGACAATTGTTTCTCATTTGATGCGAAAGAGGTGAGCTGCGCGAAGGCGAAGGGACAGGTGAAGAAAATACCGGTCCAGTAGCGAAGCCGAAGCCGAAGCCGAAGCCGATATCGAGTTAAAACTATTTCGATCGATATAGTATAACCGCTCTTTGAAACCCCAATCAATCACTCTTTGATACAATGATGTCTTCGAAATCTTGCCCTGTTATCGCATCCTTTTCTGTTTGCGCTTCAAATCCTGAAGTATGTAGGAAAATCAACGTCTTTGGTTCTTGCTGTTCAACCGCAACAACTACAGCTTCGATCACTAGAGGATTATCTGTTCTCGCATCTTCACCGGATGCGAAGTTGATGGCACCCCCTACTACAGGAGGAGGTAGTGGAATTTTCAGAAATCCATCATCAACGCGGCCATTCAATCCGGCGATGGGATAGAATAAACTATCTGGTTACATTTTACTCGAATATAATTCTAATTTATATCCGTATATATTAGAGTAAAACAGTACTAGAATATGGGGTTTCAACGTCTACTTCATACAGAAACAGGACGTATTATTATATCGATTGTTCTTGGTCTAGGCATCGCTTCGCTTTTTCGTAAAGTGTGTAAGGATCGGTCATGTATCCAGTTTCGCGCGCCTCCACTCAAGGATTTAGAGAAAGATACGTATAAGTTAGATGACAAGTGTTACGAATATAAGACGAAAGCGGTCAAGTGTGAAGCTGGAAAGAAAGAGGTGCGTCTCAAATAAAAATTGAATCTAGATTATTTCGTTATTGTAGCAAATATACAATAACGACACGACACGACACGATGGAACTCGCAACCGAACCTGACGTATATTCCCCAAGTATCGATGAGAACGGCAACTATATCGACAAAATCCCGTCATTCAATATAAACGCACTCGCGAATGGGTTACGTTGTCCATGTGGAACGCGTAAAGACAAAGTGTATCTCTCCGGTCCATTATTTGCCGCACACTGTAAAACAAAAACACACGAGAAATGGGTTCAAGACTTGAACACAAATAAGTCAAATTTCTTTACAGAAAATCAAAAACTCCGGGATGTTGTTCACGCCCAAAAAATAATGATCGGAAAGATGGAACTGGAACTCTCGAGTAAAACCATGACAATCAATTATTTGACGCAAGAATTGACAAAGATTATAGGTAGTAGTGGCACATCGGCATCGGCATCGGCATCGGCATCGGCATCGGCCAACGACATGTTGATGTTTTAGGCAGATTGTGCTGCGTCCAGTTTATAAGTCTTCGTTCTTTACATATGTATATTCTTATTTTTTGTTATTTAGACATCTTATTTCGATGAGTGACACAACCAGTATCGACGACTTGCCTTTAAGTAGTCAAACACCGAGCTCTGGATACGCAGGTGGTGGTGGCGCACCACTCATCTACTCGCCGATGATAGACGGACAACCGGCACACCAACCGCAACACCAGCAACAAATCCCAGGCAACGTAATGAATGAAGTCATCCAAGGCGTCCAACGAGCGAGTGCCAACGGTATGACGATGATACCTACGAGAGATATTCCGATGACCCCAAACGTTTATACACATGATGAACAATCCAGACCGAATTATGTGCCGCAGTCGGGTATGGGTATGGGCATGAGTGGCGGCGGATCCGCCGACTATATCAAAGACCATACATCGATGGAAAATATCGTCCGAGCGAATACGCGTCAATCCAATCAAATCGACACGATTGAGGCGATTTATTATGATCTTCAAATGCCAATTCTCGTCGGTGTCCTCTATTTCATATTTCAGATGCCGGTATTTCGCGCACAACTGCTCCATTTTCTACCGTCATTATTCGGCGAAGACGGTAATTTCAAAATCATGGGTCTCACCGCCACGAGTGCGATGTTTGCGGGGACACTCTTCGTAATTACCTTGATTTTCAAGAAGTTGGGAGAGGGACTGAGGTGACGCGACTTTCATTACTTCTGTGTTTTTCGTGCCTTCCGCGTCTTCTTTGCTGAAGACCCTACCGCTCTTCCGGCCTTTGCGTGCTCATACGGAACATACCGCAAAAACCATTCTTCGAACTCATGTGAGTCACGCTTCCCTTTCAATTCCTCGTATTTCGCCGTTTTCTCGAATCGCATCGACTCCAACGTGGGTTGTTTGCCATAACAATTAATACTAAAACGGCGTAATAAACCTGTCTGTTTCAATCGATTATGCTGCTGAACGTCGAATAGAAACTGCGACATACAAAGAATGCGATTGATGTCATAATAAACACGGTCTGCGTAGATGAACGCCAAATAAAAGCTCAACATCGTATCGATCGTCGCAATACGAATAGACTCGCCGTGGCCATGTCTGCCGTCGTCGTCACCGTTTATCCGGATCGTATTATAACTATGACATGCGAGAGGTTTGTATAAAAAGGCGATCACTTCATCACCGACGCGAATGTCATAATGTTCTGAAATGACTTCGCCGACACCAGCGTGTTTCGTATATTTGACGTCAGTGTATTTATGCGCAGTAAGCTCTCGGACAACTTCATCACAAAGTTCGCGCGGGTTTTCCGAGAGAATATCGAAATCGGGGATTTTTTGGACGATGCGTCGCTGGTGTTTGGGCATATACCGTGAATATAAAATATTAGCGTATCCGCCGAAGAAAACCGCGCGGTTTTTAATGAATACACCGCGGACAATATTATAAATATCGGTTTCTGCGAGTTCTTTCTCTCGGTGACTACTGTATGAAACCTGCGATTTATTTACGGAGTATTCATTTGGCGACGATTTATCTTGTCGTTCGCGCGAGCGTGACCGCGTCTTCGTCGGCGTCGGCGTCGGCGTCGGCGTCGCATCCGCGTCCAAATCTCTCGCTTTCATCGAATATAATACATAGTCGTCATCATCTCCAAATAATCTCTCATACGTCGCAATTAAACGATATCGATGGGTCAATTTATCATGTTCTACAGTGTATTTAAAATCACCGATCGTCTCTTCATGTGACCGAACGCCATGATATAAATGTTTCATGTAAGCCTCTAAACCTTTATATTTTTTCATGATCTCTCGTATTGCTTCACGTTTGTGTGCCTTTGCGCTGCCGCCACTGCCGCCGCGTTTTACCGTTCGAGAGCGCGAGCGCGAACGCGAGCGTGTCTGTGTCGCTGTCGCCCCCCTTTTTCTTGAAATACTAATTTCACCGGTATTCGCATCAGTCGCACCTTGAAATCCTCGTTGGTATTCGATCTTATCGCAGTTATACCCTTTCAACGGAAAATGTGTATTCAATAAGGTAAGACGTTTCTGAACTTTCTCCCAACGTGAAACATCACCATCCGGACGCGAGAGTTCGAGATACATCGCCATACGAAGAAAGTCGGGTGGAGCATAAGATATCCCCTTTTTAATAATGGCATCACGAGAGATTGCCTTGAATAACGCGGGTTCCATCTGTGTAATATCCGCGATACCCGTAAAATTCACGAACACTTTATAGGTTCCATGATGAACACCGGATTTTGCTTCGACGTCTTCATAACCGGCTTTATAGTAAATATCTGCGAGCTCTTTCGCGTGGTCGAGAGCTTTGTCCGAGTAAAAGTCATAATCTGGAAGCTCGATGTCCTTATTATAAAACTGTGCGTCCTCTGGCAGAATATTGTTGATCGCTGTTCCTCCATAACATACGAGTTTTTTATCTGCGATGAATTTCTCGACGATAGAGATGATGTCTTGGACCTTGGGATCTTGGATGACAGCGGCGCCTTTCCGTTTTTCAACTAAATCTACGGCTTCACGGAGGATTTCAAGCTCTTTTTCTTCAAAGGACATTTTTTGATCGGTTTTGTCGTGGCCGTGATGAGCACCGCCGTGTAGCAATAAATCAGACATTATATTCTATACTACATTATCATTAGAATATAATTCAACCTTCCGCAAATGATATTACAATGTAATCTTGACACCACCTGCCGCCTCCGCGGGTCGAGCCTCCATTGATGATTTCGGGTTGGGTGGTGCCGGCGGCGCAATCGTAATCGGGACATACCGCAAATCTTCCGGTTTTAATATGAACGCATACCCCACTGAAGCAAACTTGTCTTCATACGCTTTCAGTTTTTCATCACGTGCCTCTTTTTGAAAACACATCGTGGCGATTTGACATCCCCATGTAAATGGACCGTTGTGTCCATCGTTGATAGGACGACCGCCCTTATCCGGAACTACCAGACACATATTTTTCTTATTCGCGTCTTTGAACGCTTGTGGATCGCCGACATTTTTCACACCAAAATAAGTATACTTCGAGAGAAATAATGAATTCGAACTCATATTGATTAATTCGAATAATTTGGTGTTTCGATACGTCGGATTGGTTCCGTCTACCATGAGTATAATTTTGCCTTTGAAATCAAGCAAATTTTCGTTTCCTAAATCCTTTGTTTGGTATTCACGACCATATTTCGGACCTAATAAATTCCGCGCAACAGTCTTACTTTGAGAGATTATTTTCGCGAGGTTGTCATACATCGTAACGTTACGAGACATGATACGCATATGAATAATAAAGGGGTCACCTGGATTCGGGCATTTTGCTCCAGAAAAAACGTAGCTTCCTAAGACTTCAAATGCCTCGCTCACAGGAATATGATTGTATGTCTCTTTGTAATTGTATGAATTCACCGATGAAGACGCAATAACTGGCTGATTATCAACTGAAAACACCTCGAAGTCAATAAACCGACAACCGCGTGCGATCACGTAAAGAAGCGCATCCATACTTACAGTAGAGTTCTTGAATTTGTCAGGATTGAATGCGTTGTATGCGGCTTTGATATAATAATCCCGTAACTTGAACTTACTTTGATTGTCTTGTGGATTTATCGATGTAATATTTTTTTCGATGGATGCCTTCGTATTTTCATCCGGATTTTCGAGGCCTTCTTTTATCGCGTTGATTGGTTTATCAGTGGTAGGCGCGTTGACTGGTGGCGGGGGAGGCGACGACGACGATGACGACGCGTTACCACCTGTATTTGTGTCGATTGACATGGCCGCCTTTTTACGCTGATGAACGGTCATTTCATGCTCGGGTGTGTCAACAGTAAAATTCTCTGTAGACAATACCCGCGTTTGGGGCGTTTTGATTAAATTCGCGATTTTTTTCATGAGATGATCGTCATCAACGCCGAACCCTTCGCGATATGGCGCGGCGGATGATGCTACTCCTGTTTTACCAAGAGCTTTCGTTTCATAGCACCTTGTTTTAATCATTTCTGATATCTTCCATGTTGCGAAAACGATAATTATAATACCTATGAATACGAATTCTACTTGATTTTCTTTCATTCCTCTTACTATATATAATAAAATAATAAGATTTTTATATAAAGTTATTATAACATAATAAATAACATACTAAATGACTGGTGGTTTATTGAATTTGGTCGCTACAGGCAATCAGAACGTTATTCTCAACGGTAACCCCAAAAAGTCGTTTTTTAAAAGCACATATCTTAAATATACGAATTTCGGTCTTCAAAAGTTTAGAGTTGATTTCGACGGTCAGAAGAAGTTACGTATGACCGAAGAGTCCAAATTCACCTTTTATATACCCAGATATGCGGAATTATTGATGGATACGTATATATGTGTAACGCTGCCGTCGATTTGGAGTCCGATTCATCCACCGGCGCGTCTGCAGGATATGTGGGCACCATATGAGTTTCGTTGGATTGAAAATATCGGCACACAAATGGTGAAGGAGATCGTGATTTCGGTTGGTGGAATGACACTTCAGCGTTTCACCGGCAATAATCTCATGGCGATCTTGGAACGCGACCTCGACGCTACAAAGCGGGAGTTATACAATCAAATGACGGGTCATGTTCCGGAATTATACAATCCAGGTTGTTCTGGAGCTCGCCTGAATCAATATCCGAACGCCTATCGCACGTCAAACGTCGCTGGCGCAGAACCGTCGATTCGTGGGCGTAAAATATACATCCCGATTAACGCGTGGTTTACACTTTCGTCGAAGATGGCGTTTCCACTTGTGTGTCTTCAGTATAATCAGCTCCAGATCGATGTAACGCTGCGACCTGTGAAGGAGTTATTCACGATTCGCGATGTAGGTGATCCCGATAATTTCTGGCCGGTCATTCAACCCGATTTTACGAATCCACTTCACCAGATGTGGCGATTTTTATACCCACCACCCAGTATTGATTTATCGCTGAATTCATACCCAAGTCTTCGCACAGACTGGAACGCTGACGTTCATTTGATGGCGACGTATTGCTTTCTCTCGGATGAAGAATCGAAGGTTTTTGCCGCAAATCAGCAGAAATACCTGATCAAGTCATATTATGATTGGGTGTTCAACGATGTAACCGGGAATAAGAAAATCAAGATCGAAAATTCGATGGGGATGGTGGCATCATGGACGATGTTTTTTCAACGCAGCGACGTGAATCTCCGGAATGAATGGAGCAATTATACCAACTGGCCGTATAATTATCTTCCGTATGATATTATTCCCGCACCAATCGATGATGACTGGCGCCCGACTGCGTTTACCGAAGACATCCGCCAAACGACTGACCTGCTTACAAATCTGAATCCGGCGTTTGCGAATGACCGCTACTTTTTTGATAAGAACGGTCCAACGAACGGGATCGGACCCGGTATTAACCCGCGCGATAAACGACTTACCGGACTCCATATTACAGGCGACTTTCAGTCAGAAAATGAACGCGATATTTTACAAATGTTGGGGATTTCGTTGAACGGTAAGTATCGAGAGAATTTACTTGACGCAGGTGTGTATAATTATGTGGAAAAATACACGCGCACACGTGGAAGCGCAAAACCGGGAATCTACTGTTACAACTTCTGTCTGAATTCTGACCCATTTGACCTACAACCAAGCGGCGCGATCAATATGAGCAAGTTCAATCAGATCGAACTAGAACTCACAACGATCTATCCTCCGTTGGACTCGGCTGCGGAAGTGAAAGTGATTTGTAATCCGAATACTCGAGAGATTATCGGAATGAACAAACCGAATGTGAATATTTATCTTTATAATTATGACTTGCATATACTGGAAGAGCGGTATAATGTCCTTACATTTGTATCAGGAAATTGTGGACTCATGTATGCTCGCTGATTTCGATGTTTCAACCATGTTATAATAATCTATGGTATATATAACTTACCATAAAATGGCGGACGATGAAGAAGAACGACGACCTGATGACGGCGAAGAAGACGCCGACGGTGAAGAAGAAGGAACGTTTAGCAAAGTAGGCAGTATGTTTGGAGGCGGAGGAGATGGAAGCGAAGCCAAAGAACAAGCGTCAAACATCGCAGGGGAAGTGGCGAAAGCGAAACCAAAATCCATATTTGATATCGACGCACTTAAAGAGTTTGGTCTTAGCGTTTTAACGCTATTTATTGAAACGGTCATTATTTCGGTCATATGTGTGAATATCATGTTTTTTTCAGCACCCGAAAGTATCAAAAATAATAGCCTTAACTTAAATAAACTATTTCCGACTGACCGCCACGAATGGCCATATTGTTATACGAATGAATACACGACTTGTGACGCCGATTGTGATGATAAGTTTGGAGGTATTGCGGATGATCCAAAGATTGAAACCGCTAAAAAAATATACTTGAAAGCCGCGATTCTCCTTGATACCTATGTATTTAAATGGTTCTGTTTAACAAAAGAAGAGTTAGATCTGGTGAATGACAGCGTTAAAGAGGGCGTAACAAAAGTAAACCTTTTGAATTGGGAATTTATTAAAGCGCGCTTTAAGCAATGGGTCAATAACGCATTTATATTTTCATTTTCATCGGACCGCGCGATGTTGTCCTATATATTTGAACAAATCACACGTATGTCAAACGCGATTCCGGTTGAATTACACGACACTATATCGCCATTAATCATTATTCTTATTCCGTTTGTATTTTTACTTCTAGTTGGCTTTATGTTGATGGGTGGGCCATTTTTCACCACGGTGATCGGTATGATTCTGAATCCTACAGATAATCGTAAGGAGTTTATTGGCGGTTCATTATGGTCCATATTTACAGGTTTTGGTCTAGGCATAATTCCGGTAGTATCGTATTTTGTTCAAATGGTCCAGTTCATCGGGACATTATTTATATATCCTCTTCTTCATTGGGATCAATATCGCGAATTATACTCTCGTTATGTGCCTATTATATTCTTCTTCTTTAACCTCACATTAATGTTTTATGCGTTCGAGTATTTGGATATTAATGTTGCGGCGGTCGTGATTCTAATGTTACTTGTCTTGTATCTTACACATTACTGGAAAGGAATCATGAATTTTATTAACTCTATTAAGAATTGGGGAGGATAGTCAAGCGAATAAACAACATAAATAATATCGTATAAGAGCTATTATATCCAACTTATACGATATGGGCGGAAAGAATAAAGTGGCGGCGTCAGCAGCAGGAGCAGCAGGAGCAGCAGGAGCAGCATCGGCAACCGTTATTGAAAAATCAAGCCCAGAATATTTTAAAAAATATCCATTTGTGAGTGTCTGTACGCCCACATTTAATCGCCGACCATTTATTCACGCGATGATTGCGTGTTTTAACGCACAGGATTATCCACAAGATCGCATGGAATGGATAATTATTGATGATGGAACTGATCCAATCGAAGACCTCGTAGTATCACACCCTCGAGTTAAGTATTTTAAATACGATACAAAAATGACGTTGGGTCGAAAGCGTAATTTGTTACATGAAAAATCCCGTGGTGAAATATTGGTATATATGGATGATGATGATTATTATCCTCCAAAACGCGTATCTCATGCGGTTGAAATGTTGATATCTCATCCCGACGCATTATGTGCTGGATCAAGCGAGATTTACATTTATTTCAAACATATTAAACAGATGAAGCGGTTTGGACCGTATGGACCTAATCATGCCACCGCAGGAACATTTGCATTTAAGCGAAAGCTGATAAAGAACAATCGGTATAATGATGACGCGTGTTTGGCGGAAGAACGCGCATTCTTGAAAGATTATACGGTTCCATTCGTCCAACTTGACCCGATGAAGGTGATTCTCGTATTTTCGCATGAACATAATACATTTGATAAACGAAAACTGCTTGTAAATGCCAATCCGGATGTAGTGAGAGATTCACCGAAGAAGGTGATGGATTTTATCAAAGACAGCGAACTTCGTCGGTTTTATATGAATGAATTAGAAGGTTTATTGGCGACCTATGAACCCGGTCGCCCTGAAATGAAGCCGGACGTAATCGCGCAAACTTTACAGCTAGAGAAAGAACGCGCGAAAATGGCGCAAGATGCGGCGGCGGCCGGAGGGGGTGGTAATATCGTTTTACAACAAGATGGTCAACCACCGGTTGCGTTGAATAATAAACAGGTTGTCGATATTCTTAAAGCATTACAAAATGATGTTGCGTCACGTGATCAAGAAATAGCACGATTGAATCATGAGTATCATATACTTCATGAAAAATATCAAGCGTTACAAAAAGCACACGCGGAATCGACGGCGACGGCAACGGCAACGGCACCGGCAACGGCACCGGCACCGGCACCGGCAACGGCAACGGCAACGGCAACGGCACCGGCAACGGCAACGGCAACGACACCGACGAATACAACCGATAGTATCCCTGAAACTATTTACGTCTAAGAATAATATTCAATATCATAATTACAGGTGAATCATTATGATATTATGTTGTGTTTATGCTTTCACGATTTCAACCGAGGTAATCTTTAAACAAAGAAGATTATTCTTAGATTCGTGAATTACGAATTCATGCCCTTTATTGTATTCTTCAAATTTAGTTGTAAGTATGTGCTCGATTTCACTTACAGGAAGTTCATCATCCTTTGTTTTGTATTTACTACGTGCGTAGTCGTGAGTGTCATCATCGTTAGACTTCGATTTCGATTTCGATGATTTCGATGATTTCTGCTTCACATCTTGCTTCTCTGGTGGAAGGTATTCCCATTCGCCAACAGCCTCGATCGTTTGATTGTTTGTTATATAGACGATAGAGTCGGAATTAAATACAAGTGCCGATCCAGGGGCGTGGTCATAATTATCAAGCTCGATTTCAGTAATCAAATCAAATTCATCGAGAAAATCAGTCTTTCGCAGATAACTACGAATATAGGTTATGATTTCAGGAGTTATCTTCACAGTATATATTTTGTTTTCTGTCTCGCTATCGCTGCTATCGCTCCCGTTCTCGCTCCCGTTCTCGCTCCCGTTCTCGCTGCTGTCACTGTCGCTCCCGCTACTATCACCATCATGTTTTTCCTTTTTATGTGATGTTTCGTTCACAGTTCCAGGAGGATTGACCGAAATACACTCTACTTCCGTATCTAAAATTAAACGGTATTTCGAATCAAATGAAATTGACGCTCCCATGTTAGTTATTTCTAAATACTAATTATATCTTTTACGTATTATTCAAACGCATAATACAATATTTGTCATCGGCGCGATCGATGATCTTTCATTCTAATAAGACCGAATCATAATGATTCTCGACTTCTCCGCCATATATTTCGTCTTCGTCGACCACTACTACAGATTTTTCCATATATTTGTCTAAATACCGATAAATACGATTGACGTCCAATTTCGTGATTTCATACATTTCTAAAATCCGCGGAATTTCCTCTTCTGAATACTGTTTTTTTAGTGTCATGAAAAATGTGAATAAATCGTTTTGGTCCATCGACAGTTGAATACATAAATTCTGTATGAATAATTGGTTATTGTATTCGGTGCTGTATTTTGTTAAAACCTTTGTAAATCTCACCTCAGTCGGGTGAAACCGTGCTTTTTTAGGGAATGATTTATGAAACAAATGATGATTGTAGAACGTCTTGATAAGTGAGGACAGCTCGTTAAATAACCAAATCTGATTTTGAAATGTGATACGGTCAAAGTAATCCGCTTGACATATGTTATCTAAGACGATTTTATAAAAAGGTGCGGAGACATTTACCGGCATCTTTTCAAATAAATCGATGATATTTTCATGCCAAAGTAAACCGATTGTGGTGCGGTCTGTTTCGTTGATTAGAACATTATGATCCGATATAGGGTATTCCATGTTCATTAATTTTTCGGTTATTTTTTTGATGTCTTCATTATAGGTCTTCGGCTGAAATATCGCGTGAAGAATATTATTTGCGAGTATCGTATTTGATTTTTTGCTCATTTCCATTACTGCGTTTAGTTTACGAAGATTCCCTTGGACAAAAGTGATGATGTTTTTTCGCATCGCTGCGTCGATGGCAGGCAACTTCATATCGATGATATTCGACATTTGCGCGACTGTCGGTGTTTTCAACTCGTATACATAACACACTTTCATGAGTTCTTTGATTTTCTTGTCAATATGATAATTTCCGATACAGATGATTGGGTTCATCGTCACTTCTTCCTGTTTCTGTTTTTTTGTCTTTTTAGGACGAATGAGTTTGATGAGAGATGTGATACCACCCTTATCACCATTATTCATTCCGTCAAGCTCGTCCATTACTACAACGATTTTTTTAACCTTACGTTGAAATATCGACATGATGTTTTTATCCGAGATATTGTGTTGTGTAATCGATTCGATGATCGACTTGTTTCGAATATCGCCAGCATCATATTTCACCATATCATAATCGAGTTCTTTCAATAGGCGAACAACGAATTCGGTTTTTCCGGAGCCGGGTTCGCCATAGATATAAATACCTCGTTTAAATGTAAGATCCGATTTGTTTTTCTGAAATGATACTAGGAAATCCCGTATATTGTTATAGATGGTTTCTCGCCCCAAAAACGCGGTATAATTATCCATATTTGTGTGATATGTGAATATATTTTTTGTGTTTATATATTATAAACGAGTATATTGAGAGAATGAACGCGATCCAAGATTTATTCGCTCCTCTTGACAAGGACTATTGTCTGTTGTTTTATTGGCTTACTGTCGTGAATTTTATTTTCTTGGCAGTTGCTGCGTTAGGGTTTGTTTCATCGCTGGTGCTTTTATTTAGGGGAAAAATCACGTTAATGAGCGGCGTTTATTCGTTCTTGATGATTTTGGTGTATGCCCTTATGTATTTCCAGACACGTTTGTTCTACTCGATGTGCACGACTAGCAATATGAAGGCTGGCACTTATGGTATGGGCGCTCCTTCTGACTCTCTGCCAGCGGTGGCAAAGCAAGCGTCTGGTGCCGCACCTGGAGCTTACCGTATGTAAATACCGCGTCATAGACAGTATGACAGTATGACAGTATGACAGTATGACATAATACAATATATTTTGTCATAGTTAGTAATGTGTATTATGATAAACATTTCAACGAACTAGCGCGTGACTTTTGACCATCGATGATACCTTCCCATGGAATATAACCACTGTCATCAACATTATTTAGTCCCGTACCCGCATATTTCAGGTTCATACTATTTGAAAAATTAGTGCAGTTGTCTTGAGACGGAGGTTGAACAACGGTGTTTCCCAATAATCCGTAGTTATCTACACATTTTGTTCCGTCAAAATCCATACGATCGGGACATTTTGCGATCTCAGGCGGCCATTTTTGACTACTCTTTGACTTCCATAGTAGAACCGCGACAGTGCCAATCGAGATTATAAATGCGATGATTGCGAGTAATAACACTATTTTTTGTATTGAAAGATTGAAAAAGTTGCTAAACAGACCATTGCCTGATGTGCTGCTGGCGGCTCCATTACCAGAACTACCAAATGCGGATGAACCAACATTTTTTGAACTTGTAATAAAATCCATAATATTACAGAATAAACGAATACGCTATATATAGTAATGATATAATATCTATACATTATACAACAACGTTATTTAGCGTATATTACTTCTCTACCGTATTCGTTCATATGAATCGTTTTGAATATCGAACTTTCCCTGAAGAAACATTTATCGGCCAACCTAAAAATGGACGACTTGATATCCTGACTCCCCCGATACAAGACCAATTCGCCCTTTATGATAAAAACCCGGTTCATCAATGTGTCACCTATCGTGATGCGCTTAACGGAATCTGGGAAAACACGCCTCTTTCGAACGCATTCTTTAGTAAGGAGAATATGCAGATAATTCAGAACGGTATTCGTGCCGGTGTGTATCAGCGGTCGCGTGGCAAGTATGTTATTGGCGAACAAGATTGTGATACCCTGCGCATCATCATGCGGACAATTTATTTACAGAATGCGGCCAACGCTCCCACCGATATCCGTGAGCAGATTATCGAGTTAAACGAGTTAGTATTTGAATATTGTGTTCCACGTGTTCACGGCGAAGCAGAGGGTTATATTCAATATAAGCGTGATGTCAGCAATATGTATACGCCGATCGCTCACCCGAATTTCTCGGATTACAAACATAAGACGCTCGAGTTGAAACCGTGGTTCTAGAATACGTGCGCAAAAATAATAAAAAAGTAGGTTTATTTTTGTTATTTTTATGATTTACACTACGCAATACCTTACATGATTATGCCTTTTTTACGACCATCTTCTTCTTGGATGCCACAGCACCGCCGCCTCCTGATGCTACTCCAGTTTTCGTCTCTACTGCCGCCGTCGATGTTGCGATCCACTTCTTATACTCCACCTCCAGTTCGTCCAAATCATGTTCCCATAATGCTTCAATCGTTGTATCCGCGAGTCCTTTGTGTTGCGCACGTTTCGCGTCACGTTCTGCGAGGAGATGCTTGACATTTTCGTCGGTCACACTATCCATCGGCATCTTGAGAAGATATTTGAATTCGACGTCGCCATCGATGTGTTCAAAGCCATGGTCGGTCATCTTTGCGAAAATGGCTTCCTTTGTCTGCCTTCGTAATTCCAGTTTGTCGTCGAGGATCTCTTGAATGTATCGGGCGCGGTTTGTTAGCACGCGCAGTTCGTTCGCGAGTTGTGCGAGCATCGCCGCCTTTCTCTTGGCATAAAGTGCGAGACGTTCGGTGTAATAGTCTTCGATGATGTCGTAGATTGTCGCGTATTTCCGGAGTTTCTCATGCGCATCAAACAGATTCATATTCGTAGTGCTTTGTGTCGTGAATAACGCAAGGAGCTTCTCCAATTTGTTTGTTCCAGCTTCGGCATCCACGATTGCGGCTTGAAGATCTTTCGGTGTGTGTGGATACGATGGATGGAATGTCACAGTAATATCTACAACAGTGTCGGTGGACATGTCGGTGTATTCCTTGAGAACGGGGATTGCTGTTGCTGCCGCCTTGTTGCCGCTTTTGTCTTTGTCTTTCTCGGATGCCGACGGCGCTTCCATCAACTTCTCCAAGAATACTTTGTAATCATCGGTCCATGTTCCAATCGGGAGCTCGGTAATACGGACTTTACGGTCGGCGATGATTTCGTAGGTGCCTTTGATGAGATATTTAGCCGCCACACTAGTCGCGGCACCGGAGGTCGCGGAGGCGGAAGCCGGAGCCGCAATATTCTTAATTGTGCCCTTGAATCCTTTAAAGTAGGGCTCGATGACAGGACGGTCGGTCGCTGGTATTGCTGCGAGCATCGCCCGAATATAAGCGATGATTTGAAGTGGATGATGCGGCATGACATCTGTGCTGAATCCGGTTCCGATTCCTTTACTTCCATTCACGAGAATCATCGGAATCGCTGGTGCGTAATACGTCGGCTCTACCATTTGACCGTCGTCGTTGATATACGACAAGATGGCGTCGTCTTCTTGGCGAAAGATGAGTCGCGTCAGCTTGTTGAGTTGTGTGAAGATGTATCTTTCACTCGCACTATCGTCACCGCCAGCAGAACGTGTCCCAAACTGACCATTCGGTTCTAACAAATTAATATTGTTGCTCCCTACAAAGTTCTGCGCCATTCCAACAATCGCCGCATTCAAACTCGCTTCACCATGGTGATACGCTGAATGCTCCGATACATACCCGCTGAATTGCGCAACCTTGATTTCCGTCTTCAAGCCGCCTTTCTTGAATGCCGCATACAGAATCTTACGCAGCGAAATCTTCAATCCATCCATCAGATTGGGTATCGAACGCTCGTTGTCGTATATCGAGAAGTGAATTAGGCCGCGGTCGATAAACTCTTCATACGGGATTTCCGGCTTCGATGTATCAAGGAACACCTCGCGCGAATAATTCGCCAACCACTCCTTTCGGTCATCCGCGCGTTTCTTGTTGAATGCCATATCAAGATGGTCGTCGCTTTCCTTTCCTGTATGAACAAACGCTACGGTCTTCTTCTGTTCGAAATATTCCTTGAACTCCTTCCCGGTGCTCGTGCCTAAACCTTTATAATATTTCGTGTGCCAACTTGCGGGGACGACCGCGTCGGGGAATTGCTTCTTCCATGCTTCAAACTCGCCGTCGTTGTAAAAGAGGACTTCTTGTGCGCCGCGGCGTGCTTTCAGAATAGGCGTATTCATGAATCCGATGAAACCCGGTATCTTCGTAAGTGATGGCCACTCTGTCTGAAAGAGGTTTATACCTAGACCTTGGATATGTGCACCATCTAAATCTTGATCGGTCATAAAGAGCACCTTTCCATAACGTAGCTTCGCGGCAACGTCGGCGGGTGTGTATGTCTTTCCAGTTTCAAGACCGAGAATCTGTTTGATTTCCGCAATCTCGCGGTTCTCTGAGATGCGCTTCGTCGTCTCACCATGAACGTTGAAGAGCTTACCTTTCATCGGATACACACCGATATAATTCCGGTCTTCTTTGCTCAATCCGCTGATAATACCGGCTTTGGCTGAATCACCCTCACAAAGGATAATGGTGCATTGTGCGGATTTGTCAGGCGACCCCGCATAATTCGCGTCGATGAGTTTAGGGATTCCGCGAATTGTGCGGGTTTTCGCGCCATCGGTTTTCTTCGCAGCTTTTGTATCCTTGACTTCGGTCAGCGCACACGCGGCATCCATGACGCCCATTTTCGCGAGCTTCTCGATGAATTCATCGCTGACTTTACATGATGACCCAAAATTAGCGACAGCTGTGCCGAGCTCGTCTTTGGTTTGACTAGAGAATGACGGATTCTCGATATCACAACGCAGAAAGAGCATCAGTTGTTCTTTGATTGTATTCGGCTTGACATCGACTTTCTTCTTCTTCTTGATGAGCTCCGCGAGCTTACGGACAATTTGATTGATGATATATTCTACGTGCTTCCCTCCTCTTGGTGTGTAAATTCCGTTTACGAATGAAATGTGTGCGAATTCGTCAGTGGTAGTGAGGCAGACGACATACTCCCAACGAGGGTCAGGGTTTTCGTAGATGCGCTTGACGCCGCCGCTACCACCTTCGCCGCCGCCGCTGCCCTTTGCGCCGATATAGAGATCGACATACTGCTGAAAATGACGCACGGGAACAAGCGCGCCGTTGTATTTCACTTTTACGGTCTTGTCGGTAACCGCCGCAATATCGTAGGTGCGTTTCAGGAAAAGCGCTGCCATGTCTGGCGTAAGATTGTTGGTCGCGAGACCGAATCTCGCGTAATCAGGTCGAAAGCTCACGCGGGTATAAGGCTTCACCTTGGACTTGGTAACGGTCGGCGGCATGATTTCGGAGAGATTGTTACGGAATTCTTGGACGTATTTCAGTCCGCGAACGTGATCCACCGTTTCGATACGTCCCCAGACAGACCAAATAAGGACGAGCTTAAACCCGAACCCGTTCTTCCCGCCAACGATTTTCTCCTTCTTGTTCTCGTCGTAGTTTGTTGATGTGCGAAGGTGGCCGAAAATCATCTCTGGAATCCAGAGTTTATGCTCAGGATGCTGTGCGACGTCGATACCGTTGCCATCGTTCGTCATATGAATCGTCCCATCGACAGGGTCGATCTCGACTTCGAGTGTGGTGACGGGGAGTGCGTCGGCTTTACCATCGGCGACAGCTTGGGCTTGACGGACGACATGGTCGCGCATATTTACCATTCCTTCATCGAAGAGCTTGTAGAGACCAGGGATGTAGGTAATATTGCGTCGGGTAAGAGCGGGAGTGGCGGGGGCGGCTGCGGCGGCGGCGGCTGCGTCGACAGAATCGGGTGCCACATCCATGACATATTCCATCGTTTCCGTCGGTTCGATCGTTCCGATATAGGTGTCGGGCTTCTTGAGAATGTGCTCGCGATCCGTCATTTTTTGGTATTTGCTAAGGTCTTCGGTGGGAGCGGCGGCAGAAGCGGTAGCTGTAGCGGCTTTTGGAACGACTTTAGGTGGCATTATGTCCTGAGGTATAGTATATTCTAGCAATACGTTTAACTCTTCTTCAATTTTATTTTGGATGGAATATGTATCTTTAGAACCACACGATGACAGCACCGCGTTACCGAACAACATTCGGTATGGGTCTCACATGTAGCGATATATACCGCATCAACGACGCACTCGTTCAGTTTGACTCTTGTGGAAACCCAGTTGTAATAAATAATCAAAATAATGATATACGCATTCTGTATTATAAATGCCCCACGATCACAAATCCAACTGCTGGAATGGCGACTTCTACCAATAACACGAATATTACGAAGAAGATGCGTTATGCGCAAAATATACGCGTGGCAACCGAAACAAAGAATGTGAAAAAGGTATATGCGGTGAATAATATCAACCGTTTTGGACGTTGGACCGGTGCGCCTGGTGGATTTGGAGCCCCTATAACGAATTCATTTTAGATATTTTCTAAAGATAAGATATAACGAGAGATTTAGTAAAATGGTGAAACGGTTGGACCGCCACGATGATGGATTTTACCATGTCAAAGGTAAAAAATATGAAATGTTAGAAGGTTCTCGTGCTCAGGTGTGGCATGATACCGCCTACAAGACCCCCGGTGGACTTACCAAGAGCGATCTCGTGTTTAATAAGCACGGCCGTATTGTGAGCGCCAAGAAGCACGCTACCGCAAAGAAGGAGAACCGTCTGCGCAAGTATGGTTACACCGCCCGCAAGGGAAAATTCGGCGCAATCAAGATTAATTCCAAGACCGGCCGTCGTTCTCGTCTCGTGAAAACCCCCAGTAGAAATTAAGTAGGTTCTGATAGATGATACTTTAACAACAGTTTGTATTACTATTATATTTCATTATAATAATAGTATTATAATTCAAAAATATCGCGCCTGACACCCATCATCGGCACGATGGAGAATCATATCATTACAGGATATATTATAGAGTTCTTGAATAACAATAAATTTTGGGTATTCATTACGATCATTACGACACTCATATGTAATCCGATCGAAATGATCGTATTGTCTGACCTGTTTTCAAACTTCACTACCGCGATCAATAAATTGGAATACAGTAACTCGTTAACCCTTCTTTTGAAAATCGCAGGATTGAGTGTCTTCGTGGATACGGTCTATATGATTAGCAACTACTTCGACAAGATCTATTACCCGATGATGGAAAAATTCATCCGGTTTAAACTCATCGATCTCATCTTTAAAAATATTGAGGTGAATTATGAAAAAGAGGACATTTCAAACCACATTATCAAAGCATTAAAGATACCGAATACGGTCACCACATTTACAGGTAGGTTTATTTATTGGGTCATCACATTCGTTCTTACAAGTGTCGTCATTCTTGGGTATGTCATTTATTTGAATCCTGTTATCGGCGGTATGACTTTGATTGTATTCATCGTGTTCTTCATTTTGTATTATTACATTCTTTTAGATACGAAAAATACATCGGAACAACGAGAGAATGAAGAGAAGAATTTGATGTCGAATATCGACGATGTCCTAAGTAATTCGATTAGTATTATATGCTCGAAAAAGATCAAAGATGAGAAAGAATACTTGACACAGAAACATGATATATATGACAGCACACACGAAACGCAATTATGGAGCACATCGAAGGGTGGATATGCCATGTCGATTATCGTCACCCTTATTCTGGTTGCTTATGTTTATGTGATCCTTCGTTTGTATAAATCCAAATCGATCGACAGCACATCAACGATAAAGGTTATTATTATTATGTTATTTTTTGTTCGGTATATCAAGACTGCTTCACAACGAAGTATTCTCGTCATTGCTGAGTATGGTAAGCTCGCCGAAAATGAAACGAATATTCGCAAACTTTTGGTAGATGATAAAGACGCGTCTGGACATAAAACGGGTGTGCCGATCACTGGAGATATCGAATTTCGAAATGTATCGTTTGAATACGCGAATTCGAGTGAGGCCAAAAACGCCGAAGACCGTAAGAAAACCCTCGATAATGTTTCTTTTACACCTTTGCACATTTAAAACGCCGACTTTTAAATATGCTAATTATTTATAATTTTTTAATGTTTTTCTCCTATTTGAAGGGTTCTTATGATATTTTTCAGTTCTATTATAAGTTCCTTTAAT